GATGGATTCCATAGAGAAGTTGGTATGGCGACGGTAGACAACCTTGAAAAAGGTAATCTGGGGATTTCCAGTAAGATAAACATCCTGTGCGCCATAGGCGACGAGTTGCATAAGACCTCCAGTCATTTTAAATTAAAATATAAATATAGTAGATTTTGTATTATAATTTAAACACAGATATTATTTTGAACGAAACTACATATTTAAAAAAATATAATCAAAAATAAAAAATAATCAAAAATAATATAATAATGTTTTTATAATTTTACTATTACTTTTACTGTAATTATTAAGTATTTATAAAAATTTAAATTCATTATAAATTTAAAATAAACAAATTTATAATTATTTTTAAATTATTGGAGTTTCGGTAAAATTAAATTAAATCTATTAAATTAAATCTATTAAATTAAATCTATTAAATTAAATCTATTATTTAATAAGATAGTATTTTATCATATTTAATAACTTAAGGCACTTTTTAAAATTAATAATAATTTGTCTTAAGTAGATAAACTAATAAAAATAAGTTAAAATAATTTATATAATATTAATATTATAATCTAAGAAATATAAGTGATAAATAAAACTTTTATGTCATCATCTAAATCAAGCAATAATTCAACATTGACTGAAACTAAATATGGTAATATTACTAAAAAAACATTAGATGCAACTCATCAAGATATATTAGAAAACTTTAAGAATAGAAAGAAGGATTTACCCAGATTAAGGAGTAAAATAGAAATTATTATCAAAAATGAAACAGATTTGAAAGATAAATTGAAAATATTAAAAAATCCAATTGAAAAAATGGAAATTTCTAAAAAATTATGGGGATTGGAGGATTCAAAAAAAGAACTTATAGATGAAATGAATAAGATAGAGAAAAATGATGATGAAATAGATTATTTACTTGATACAAATCATATTATTAAGGAATATTATAAATCAAAAAATAAGAAAGGAATCCGAAAAATAGAAGAATCTCCAAAAACACAACCTAAAAAAAATAAAAAGAAATCTATCTTAGATTGGATATCTAAACAACCAGATAATAAAGATGAAACGGAAGAAATAGAAGAAATAGAAGAAATAGATGAAACTGATGAAGATTATATATTGAATATAAAAAAATCAAAAAAAAGTAGATGTGAAAATATGGGTAGACAACAATTATATGAAAAATATATGAATCTGATTAATGAGAATTATATTAATGAAGATGCTGAGAGTTCTGAAGAAGAATTAGATATATGTGAATCTTGTGGTGATGAAATGTTATTAGAACAGAATACTGGAACTATTATTTGTATGAATTGTGGATACCAAGAACAAGTATTGATTGATTCTGATAAACCTTCTTATAAAGACCCTCCAAAAGAAATAACATCATTTTGTTATAAGAGAATTAATCATTTAAATGAATGTTTAGCACAATTTCAAGGTAAGGAAACAACCGATATTCCTGAAGAAATATATAATGAAATTCTTGTTGAAATAAAAAAAGAAAGAATTAAAAATATGGCAGATATTACTCCGGGAAAATTACGATTGATATTAAAGAAATTAAATAGAGCGGGATATTATGAACACGTTCCATATATTATTAACCAATTAAATGGATTACCACCACCAGTGATTAGTCCAGAAGTAGAAGAAATTATTAGAAATCTGTTTAAAGAAATTCAAGAACCTTTTGAAAGACATAGAGATGAAGCTTTCACACTTAAAAAGAGAAAAAATTTTATTTCATATTCTTATGTTGTTTATAAATTATTTGAATTATTAGAATTAGATGATTATTTAGACAGATTTCAGCAATTAAAATCCTCTTCTAAAAAATATCAACAAGATATATTATGGAAAAAAATTTGCGAAGAAGTTAAATGGCAATTTATACCAAGCACATAATAATTTACAAATAATTTAATAATTTACAAATAATTTAATAATTTACAAATAGATAAAATTGAATTGGTAATTTATATTATTTTCATATTATTTTCATATTATTTTCATATTATTTTCATTTAATTTTATTAAAATATAATTTAAAAAGACTTGACTTTCTTATTATAATCAATATAAATTATTAAAATTTTATTGATTTAAGCATAAATTTATAATTTAGATTAACCAGAATATATTAAATAAATTATAAAATCTAAATTATAAAATCTAAATTATAAAATCTAAATTATGGCGTCTATAATAAATATTAAAACCCCTATTAATAAAACATACTATACTATATATGAAGCAAGGAAACAATATAGTAGAAATGATGGGAATTTAATTATAATTGCTAAGATAATAGATTTAACTAATATTGTAATTAATGATAATACTGATATTTCGAATAATTATCTAAAATTCTGGGAAAATGATAGTTCTTCTAAATTATATATGAAAAGAAATAATACACATATAGCAAGTAGTGAAACAATTAAAAAAAATTTTAATAAACATAAAAATATTGTAGTAGAATCACATATAATTTCTACTAAATCGTTTATATGTTTTCTGAATGATTTAAATGATAATTATAAAATTTGTCCTGATAAATATTTATATTCTAAATATAAAAAAATTAAACCAGTAATTCTAAAATTAATTAAAAATATAAATTGTTATCAAAATAATATAAAATCTAATCAAAATGATATCAAAAATCTTTTTCAATTTATATCAGACATATTAGAAGAAAAAAAAATTAAATCGCCCAATAATGATATTTCTTTATCTAATTCACTTACTTTTAAAGATAAATCTCAATCATATGCTACATTTTATCATATACATATACCATTGACTATTGGTGGTGGTTCTGATAATACAAGATATGAAACAAATTTATATTTAGATATATGTTATAAAAAATCTATGGGTAAAATACCACTTTTAGATAGATATCTTAACAATAAAATTAACCCAGTTTATTTATTAGATAATATAGAAAAAAGCGATTTAAATTATATTATAGATCATTCACTTATTAAAAATTCAAATAATACATCATCATTTGTATTACATAATTCTGATATTACATATAAAATAATAAATATTTTGTTAAATCAAAAATCTGACAATTTCATTTTTAAAATAAATAATTACGGTAATAACAAAGGATGTTTTATAGATATTCAAATTCAATTATATTTTAAAAAAGAGGTTGCGAATAATTTAATTAATGGACAAAGTTTAATACATCATAATTGGATTGAAACATTTGTATTATCAAATTTAAAAAATTCAAGAGTTATTAAAGAAAATAATATTTTAGAAAAAATTAAAAATATTTCAAATATAAATTTGCGTGATAAATTTTATAATAGAAAATCAAGACAAAAATTATATTTAAACACATTGAAAAAATATATTTCTGTCAAACCTTATGAACATCAAGAGAAAAATATATTTTGGATGTTTCAACACGAAAACGATATTCGTCAAGAAAAATTCGCATATAATTATGATAATGATATTAAGTTATATTTTATGACATTTGATAATGTTAAATATATATTACAAAATAATGAATCATCTAATGATAAAAGTAATATTGATAGTATTGATAGTATTGATTCATTAGAAATAGATGATAATTATGGTTGTCCTTCAAATTTAGAAAATGATTTAGAAAGTGATTCGAAAAATAGTAAAAATAATTTATATAAATTAATAAATTACAATGATAACATAAAAGATTTTAATCATAAAACTACAATTAAAGGAGGTATTCTTGCAGATGACGTTGGACTTGGAAAAACTTTATCTTGTTTAGGTAATATTTTAATGAGTAAAGAAATTGATGAAGAAAATAAAGATAAATATGATGCGAATAATTTAATCATTTTACCAAGTCGTTTAGTAGGTCAATGGGTATTTGAAATTAATAAGTATCTAACTGAATTTGGGAAAAAGGATATTAAAGTTTGTAAAATTGTAAGTATTAATGATATTAAAAAAATGGTTGATATTGAATTGAATACTTATTATATTTATGTTATGTCTGCCAGTTTATTCATTAATGATAATTACAAAAATTATTTAAATAATATTATACCTATACCTATACCTATTACTAATTCTAAAAAGACAAATACAACACAAAATACAACACAAAATACAACACAAAATACAACACAAAATACAACACAAAATACAACACAAAATACAAATGGAACTATAAATACAGTTATAAATGTTAAAAAGAAACCAACTAAAAAGAAAGAAGTCGAAGATCATTCTAAAAAAGTGAAATTTAATGTATGGAAAATAAAATGGAATCGAATAATTATAGATGAAGCTCATGAAATATTTATTGATGACATTCATATTCCAAATTACTGTGATTTAATAGACGGAGAACAAAAAAATGGTATTCATACTGGATATGGTGATAAGGCATATCTAAATGATAATCAATACAATTATAGAAATAATAATAATGATTATACTAAAACAAGTAGATATAGAATACAATTATATAATATTGATAAAAAGGCAAAATCTTTATCTTCTAAATTAATGTTTCTAAAAGGTAATTATAAATGGGTTTTAAGTGCTACATCATTACAAAATCCGGTGATTAATTTCCATTCTATTTTAAAATGGTTATCATCAGATATGGATCGTTATATAAAAACTATAAAACATAATACTTTTAATGATAAAGCGAAATATCTTGACTATGATTGTTATAAAAAAGATTATTATTCATATGAAAATAATTTATTGTATTATAAAATTAATAATACACAAATTGAAAAATTCTTTCAAAACAATTTTAGAAAAACATCAAAATCAGACATTAGAGGTAAAATAGATATTCCTATTTTTACAGAAGAAATTGTAAATTTAACATACACTACTTTAGAAAAGAATATTTATTTATCCGCTCTGAGAGAAAATAATACTGCTAAATTGTTTATGCTTTGTACTCATATTTTAATATCTAATAATAATGAACTTGGTAATATTATTGGAGAAAAAGGAGACCAAATTTTAACATTAACTGAAATAAATGAATTAATGGTGAAAAATTATAAAAAGAATTTAGATAAAACTATAAAAGAAATTAAATCTTCTGATACAACAATAGAAAATAATGTTAAATATGAAAATATTTGTAATCAGATTTTAGAATACTTTAATAATAAATATAAATATAATAATCCAGATAATGAATATTATTTAGATTATAATTCTCAAAGAAATATTAATAATTCTTTACAATATAATTATTATGAACAGACATTTTTCAAGAAAAATATAATTGGTATTATAAATTTATTAGATGAAGAAGTATCTAATAATATTTATTTAATTGAAAAT